GAAACTTATACACAGAAAGGTCATAAGGATCTTGCGAGAGATCCTTTAACCAACAATATCGTTAATGTGAATAAAGCATCTTATGATCATTATGTTGCTAGTCGAAAGGCTAAAAGTGAAAAGAATCAGAAGATACAATCTATTGAGAGTGAAGTTGCTAGTATTAAGGAGGACATTAACGACATCAAGTCATTATTAAAGGAGTTAATCAATGGATCCAAATAATATTGAATTAAAGAATCTATCAAAAAGTTTTGCATATCAAAAGATTGCTTCTGAGATAGATAGTTGTGAAGATCGTAATGAACTTAAAAATATTGCAAAAGCATTTTGCAAACTTTATTATAAACAGCAAGAAACAATGTCAGTAATAGGACTTCCAGATGCCATCTAAAAATATTACTTTCGATCCAGACACAGGAGTTCCTTATGGAGTTAATCTGACAATTTATGGAGGTGCAGACTTTGAGACGACATTTAATATAACTGATAATTCTAATACTGCATTCAATCTAAGTGGGTATTCAGGTTCTGCTGCAATATCTAAAAGCGTTGCCGTTGGAGCAACACTTGGCGTAACAACATCATTTTCAGTTGGAATTACAAGTGCAGCAGGTGGTAAAATCAAAATTTCTTTAGGATCTACTTCCACTAGAAATCTTGATCAAGGAAGATATATGTATGATGTAGTAGTGAGTAGTGGTTCGACATTATATACTCTCGTAAATGGTAATGTGATGGTAGTTCCTGCCGTATCATCGGCACCCTAAATACAGTTAGGAAACTAGTGAATAAATGGCTCAACCGACAAATAGGACAGAACTAATTAACTATTGTAAGAGGCAGTTAGGTGCTCCTGTTTTGGAGATCAACGTTGCTGATGAGCAAATTGATGATCTGGTTGATGATGCCCTTCAATATTTCCACGAAAGACATTTTGATGGAGTAACTCAAACATTCTTAAAATACAAAGTTACTCAAGCAGACATTGATAGAGGACGAGGTAGAGGTGGTAGTAATCCTGTTGGTATCGTAACCACCACCGCAGATGCTACTATTGTGGGCACTGCGACTACTTTTTCTTATGAAGAGAATAGTAATTATTTACAAATTCCACCTCATGTTATAGGAATTTCGAAAATTTTTCATTTTGATGGATCAAACACTACAACAAATAATATGTTTAGTGTTAAATATCAGTTATTTTTGAATGATATCTATTATTTTGGATCGACAGAAATATTAACATATGCGATGACGAAGAGATATCTTGAGGATATTGACTTTGCACTGACTACTCAAAAACAGATTAGATTTAATCAAAGACAAGATAGACTATATCTTGATATTGATTGGAGTAGTGTTACTATAGATGATTATATTGTTATTGACTGCTATAGACTCTTAGATCCTAATGATTATACAAGAGTGTATAATGATTCTTTTGTCAAGAGATATCTAACTGCTCTTATCAAAAAACAATGGGGACAAAATTTGATCAAGTTTCAAGGAGTAAAACTTCCTGGGGGAATCGAACTGAATGGAAGACAAATATATGATGATGCAGAGAAAGAGTTGGATAAAATTAGAGAAGTTATGTCAAATACTTATGAACTTCCTCCATTTGACATGATAGGCTGATGTTAAATCCATTTTTTACACAGGGAACTAAGTCTGAGCAAAATCTTGTTCAGGATTTAATCAATGAACAGTTGAGAATGTATGGTGTTGACATATATTATATTCCAAGAAAATATATGTCGGAAAAAACTGTTATTAGAGAGGTTGTTCAGTCTAAATTTGATAATGCATTGCCTATTGAAGCGTATGTGGATAATTACGATGCATATTCTGGAGCAGGAGATGTTCTGTCCAAGTTTGGTATTGAGTCAAAGGATGAGGTAAGACTTATCATTTCTAGAGAGAGATATGAAAACTACATCACTCCTTTGATTCAGGGGCAATCAAATATTAAATTATCCACTAGACCAAAAGGTGGAGATTTAATTTGGTTCCCTCTAGATGATCGCATATATGAAATTAAAGATGTAGAATATGCGAAACCATATTATCAATTGCAGAATCTTTATGTCTATGAACTGTATTGTGAACTCTTTCAGTATCAAGATGAGGTTATCGCAACTGGAATTGATGAAATTGATAATGAGTTATTAGGAAATGAAGTTGATGGATTGACCGATGATGGTATCAGTACTGTTCAGGGAATAACTCAAACTCTTACAATGGTTGGAACAGCAGTCACTGCTACTGCTACCACAGGACTTGTTGATGGTGGTGTAAGATCATTTACGATAACTAATAGAGGTGGTGGATATGGAATGGTTCCAACCGTTGAGATATCTGCAGGACCTACAGGTGGAGTAACTGCTGTAGGTATTGCCTCAATGATCGGTGGTATCAATGTTTGTAACCTTAATGTAAATCCAAGATTCCAATCAGTTCAAAGAGTTGATGTTGCAAATCCAGGTTCTGGATATACTGTAGTACCTACAGTGACTTTTAGAACTACTGACGGAACCGGTAGTGGTGCTGCAGCAACAACCATTATTGGAGACGATATTGTTGGTGTAGTCACGATTACAAATGCTGGTGGAGGATATATCACCAATCCAACTATTTCGTTTACTAATGAAATATTTAAATCTGGTATAACAACTGTTTCAGCAGCAGCAACTGCCATAGTCAGTGCGGCAGGAACAATAACAAATATTTACTTGACAAATTCTGGTCTTGGATATTCTGTTGCTCCTACTATTTCTATTGAAGCTCCTCCTGCGGGATTAAGTGTAGGAAACTTTGTATTTAATGAAATTGTAACTGGATCTACTAGCAATACAACTGCAAGAGTTAGATCTTGGGATTCGGATACAAATGTTCTTGAAGTCGCAAATGTTTCTGGATCTTTCTCTGCAGGAGAAACCTTGACAGGATCTACTTCTGGTGCTACTAGAGTTCTGAGAACGATAGATAGAACTATTAATAATGATCCATACGCAGATAATTTTGATATTGAGACTGCTGCCGATGCTATATTAGACTTCAGCGAACAGAATCCATTTGGAATACCCTAAATAGTTTTACTGCAAGTAATAGTCTAAAGTTTAATCATGTTTGAATATTTTTACAACGAGATTCTGAGAAAAACCATCATTGGTTTTGGAACTCTGTTTAATTCTATGGAGATCCAGCAAGAAGGTTCTGTTGTAAGAATTCCTTTGGCATATGGTCCTACTCAAAAGTTTTTAGCTAGAATTGAGCAGTCACCAGATCTGAACAAACCAATGGCAATTACATTGCCAAGAATGTCTTTTGAGTTTACTGGACTTACATATGATCCTAGTAGAAAAGTAACCACGACTCAGACATTTGTCGCAAAAGACAAAAATGATGGAACTGAAACTCGCAAAACTTATATGCCAGTTCCATATAATATGCAATTTGAATTAAGTGTCTATACTAAACTGAATGATGATGCTCTTCAAATTGTAGAACAGATTTTACCTTATTTTCAACCTGCGTATAATCTTTCTATTGAACTGGTTGATCAAATTAGAGAGAAGAGAGATATTCCTATTGTGTTAGAAAATATTACAATGCAGGATGATTATGAAGGTGATTTTACTACTAGAAGAGTTTTATATTACACGTTAAGATTTACCGCAAAGACATATCTGTTTGGACCTATCAAGTCTGCATCCAAGGATATCATCAAGAGGTCTACTGTCAGTTACGTTACTGGAACGGACACATCAAATACCAGAAGAGAACTTACTTATTCTGCTACTGCAAGAGCACTTAAGTCTTACACAGATAACGTTGTTACTACATTGGCATCAGACATCACAGCAACAGCAAACACTATTGAAGTTGCTGATGCTACTGGCATTTTGGCAGACAAATATATCTTCATTGGCGATGAAGAATTATATGTAAGATCAAAGACTGGTAACAAACTAACCGTGGATAGAGGAAGAGATAATACTACTCCTTCCAAACATGTCGCCGGTTCTGAAGTCAAGGGTATTGACTACACTACTACAACAACAAGCACTGGTACAATTGGTGTTGATAGTGCTCTAATCGAAGACGGAGATAACTTTGGTTTTGATGGTGGATTTATCTGATGACTAAAAACTTTGACGATCTTAACGAAACTTTCAATGTCTCAGATGACATTGTAAAAGCAGAAGTGGTTAAGAAAGAATTGGATACCATAAAATCTAATTCTGATGATGTAAAAAAAGATTATGAGTATACTAGAGGAAATCTATATAGTATAATTGAAAAAGGTCAAGAAGCATTAAATGGTGTCTTAGAACTTGCACAGGAATCCGAACAACCAAGAGCATACGAAGTTGCCGGTCAATTGATCAAAAGCGTATCTGATGCAACTGACAAATTGATGGACTTACAAAAGAAATTAAAAGACGTAGAAGAAGAAAAACAGTCTAAAGGACCATCTACTGTCAATAATGCATTGTTTGTTGGATCCACTGCGGAACTAGCAAAAATGCTCAAACACGGATTAAAAGAGGACAATAAATAATAAAATACAGGAGATATATTAAACGTGGCGTTAAAGAAGCCTTCAGATTTTTTTGAAAATACTAAGAAAACTCCTCTCGATGAAGTAAAAGAGGAGCATGTTGCTGCGTCTCCAGAAAAGATTGAAAAGGTTTCAGAAGCATTTGATACTTTTAAATCAAACTTAAATCATATCCGATCTTTATCAGATTTCACTTCTACCTTTGATAGTTTTAAAGAAAACTTAGAAAAAGTAGAGAACGTATCCAGTGAAGTTGATACTATTAAGGTTGAGATAAAAAGTTTACTCAAGCAAGAAGATTTAGACAGTGCCATGATGGCACAACTTCTTTTTGTGGAAGAATCAATATCAAAGATCGAATCTAAGATATCCTCTATCAACGGCGAAACAGTTGATCAGATTAAAGAAGATTTCAAAGGTCTGTCAACTTCTGTTGAGGGATTTCTGAGTATTGATGTACCAAAGTACAAGAAATTAATCTCAGAGTCTGAAGTTAGAGTTGATGATAGGTTTGGAAAGTTTAAGGATAAGGTAGAAGAAAATTTAGATACGATTAGAGCAGATGTAAACAAAGAAGTTACGACTGCTTTATCTGAAGTTGAAAGACTGAACACTGATACTATTTCTGAAGTTAAAGAAGATTTTAGAAAAAATACTAAGGAAGTAAAGAATTTAGTAGAAGAAGAACTTCCAAAGTATAGAAAGTTTTTTACCGAAACCGAATTAAAAACTGAAGAGACTATCAAGAATGCGATAGACTCTTACAAAGAAACTATTGAGAGTCTTAACGCAAAAGTAAAGGTATTTACAGAGACTGAGATACCCAAATACAATAATCTTTTAATTGAGACTAAACTTAAGTCCGAACAAGAAGTAAAGGAATTAGAGGAGGAAGTTCTTGCAAAAGTAAACTCTCTATCAGAGAAAGTTGACTTTGTTTCTGAAGATGTAACTGAAAAAACTGCTGAAAAGATACAAGAACTTCAGACGATAATTGATGAATATAAAGAGGAGATCGATTCTATCTCTAAGACATATAGTAATCTCTACAAAGACTTTAAGAAAAGAGAGATTAGTGATAATGAAAAATTAGAGAGTTACTCTAATGAGATTGAAAAGTATAACAAGAGATTTAACTTCTTAGAAGAAACTGTTACTGAAGATCTTAGAGAAATTCAGAGCGTTTTAATTAATTCTAATGAAACATATCATGCTGCTCTTAAGACAGAAGTAGGAAAATTCAGAAACAATATTTCTGAGCAAATGAAAGGTCTTCAGATGGACCTGGTTGTCAATGAACAACATATCAAGAAGCAAAATGAAAATATTGAGACTGTAAAAGAAGAGATACAGGAAGTTCTTAAAAGACTTCAGTTAGATACTTTAGAAGAAAAGAATAAAGAGTTAGTCGAAAAGATTACTTATCTTGAGGAAACTATCTCAGAGATAAACGAAAAGAAACTTTTAGTAGAAGATAATCCAACTTTACCTGGCGACCCATCAACAAATAATTCTGAAGATCCATTAACTCCACTGGATCAAAAGTTTGTAACCTTTGACCAGTTACAAAATCATTACAGAACATTCATCAATAGAATCCAGCAACAGATTGCTACCATCGGCGGTGGTGGTGCTGGAGTCATTCATGACCTTGATGATGTCACCTTTGATCGCACGACTGGTGAAGGCAAACTTCTGATTTATGATGGTTCCAAATGGGTAGGCATTGCTAGCACTGCTTTAGGTTCTGGCGGTGCAGTTGGAGCTGCAGGTACTTGGGCAGTAACTTCTGCTGGTATTCACACTACTAAAAATGTTGGAGTTGGAACTACAGCAAGATCTGATTCTGCATTATATGTTGAAGGTAACGCTACGGTAACCGGCAATTTAAACGTAACCGGTGATCTTGTTTATGATGAAGCAAATGCAGTAAATTGGAATATTACTGGCGTAGCAACAGCAAGAAAGTTACATGTTGGAGTTGATACTGGATTCTAT